CGCCCCATGCCAGCAAACTCAAGAGATCGAGCGAGATCGATCTGTTCTTGGTTTAAGCGAGTGAACTGAGGACGGTACTGCTGTTCAAACGCCAGAATGCTTGGTAGCGATTGCTGATAGGCAGTCAGCCCAGACATAATGTCAGCACCGTAATCAACCTTCGGTGCTTCTACTTTTTTGGGTTTCTTTCCCATATGCGTGTTATTTAAGTTTGTTGTAAAATTCGTGCATGTCGTAGCACCTTAACCTATGGGAGTTTTTGAAGTCCCGCTGAAATGAAATGTATTGGAAGTCGTCCACAAACTTGCGTAGCGCCTTTTCCATGTTTCCCGTGCAGATTGTGACAAACAATGTGTCAGAGTGTTCAAACAAGCAGGGTGTTTCTGGTGACTCAGAATCAGAGAAGTAGCACATGGAGAAAGAATCGTGATCACAAACAACAATACCATGACACAAGTGCCATGTGAGAAGTTGTTGGAAATCAATATCATTTTCTTCATAAAGTGCTATTGCTTTAGCTAGGTGTGGGTTCATGCGGAACGGATAAGGCATCCAGACATAAATGTTGCATTTTGACCTGTATCAATATTTGTTGTTGATGCGGAATACGCATATAATTCGATATAGTCAGTTGTCCCATTGAGATAAATAATATCTGACGATTGTGATATGTAAGCAGTTCCAACACCAGTCCCAGAGCTATTTGCAGCTCCATTTTTATACAAAACGGCTTGTAAAAATGAAGTCCCTGCCGCGTTATAAACAGATCCATTTATTTGGTAGTAACCTGCTACGGTTGGAGTAAAACGACTGCTTGAGAAATTGTTGTTTGTATCAAAATCCTCAGTTGCCAAAGTTACTTTTGTAAATACAGTACCTGTAATTGGGGTTTGACTGCTTGCCCAAGCTCTAAACGCAGGCCCATTCCCAGCCACATTTGTACCTAGCTTCGCTTGAGTAATATTAGCATCCGCAATCTTCGCGGTAGTTACATTAGAATCAGCGATTTTTGCCGTAGTTACATTAGAATCAGCAATTTTTGCGGTGGTTACATTAGAATCAGCAATCTTCGCGGTAGTTACATTGGAATCAGCGATTTTTGCTGTAACAACCGCATTAGACGCAAGCTCGTTAGAGGTAATGCCACTTGCAGACACAGCAAGTTTGCCCGGAGACACAACCTGCAAGGTGGTTCCTTGGATCGCATCGCTGGTAAATGTCGTATCATCAATGATGTTATTCATTTTAGCACTGGTAATTGTGTCAGTGCTTGTAAATGTGTAGGTTGTATTTACAACTCCCATATTATTTTTGTGATAGAATTTGTCTGTTGGTGATGGAACCCGCCACTTGAATAGAGTGGATCTTAGGTGAACCGATAGTCCTTGTCAATGTGATAGTCCCAGTATAACCGCGTTGCCCACCAAGTCTGCATCGGATGCTTGCGGTTTCGGCCTCACCAGATGTACTGGGTGATAAAATCTGCCCACCAAGGAATGTGGTGGTAGTTCCAATGCTTTCTGCCGAGTCTGGGTCTTCTGTGGCAAACGCAATGTCGTACTCGCCAGTTTCACCAGCTAGATTCTGCATTTGCACCTGTGCATCAGTAAACCTCTTGCGCTCAAGGGTCTTGAAGTCGTACCCACGGCTAGTCACATACGAGTTGATCGTTGGGGTGACTACGCTAGTGTCTTCATTCGTAACGCTCAAGCGGTCTACGGACGAGTCGGAAGCATCAATCTGGTGCAAGCCACCATTTGCGCTAACGGCATACAGGTTATTCCGCACCCCAGCACTTGCCGTGATGAAGTTCTTGATCAAAAACCTAGAGTCCCCATAGGTATCCAGCGATTCCCAACCCTTGTTCAAGAAGTTGTAGATCAGAACCGCGTTATTTCCACGGGCATCATTACCTCCAGCCACAGAATCCAGCGGGACTGCGATGTAATAGCGGTTGTTAAAGTAAACCGCCACCGAATCACCCGCAAGATTCTTGTTAATGCGGTCGATATACGGCTGGATGTTCTTGGAAAGTGGTTCCTCCGTGCCGCGAAGGTTGTAATCGTTAAGGAAGGTCAGCCCGTAAATGCCCTCGTCGGCCAAGAATAGCATGTTGTTAGCCTGCATGACCACCGTCTTGCGAGCCAAACACCCAACCTCACCAGTAAGTTCCTTGACCACGGTGTCAGACAGGCTTCCTTGGGTCTGTGCCACAAGGTGGATGCTATTGCGGTTCAATACCACCAAGGAATCGTCGTAAAACCCGTGCATTGCCACCACATAGTCGGCAGTACCACCAGTAATACGGAACTGATTCTCGATCTGGTCGAAGGTCGTAGTGTCCAGTAGGTCGGAAACCGCGATCTCGTCAGAAATTTTCCTGCTGGTGTAGACTGGTGCGCTAAAAGTGCCAGATTGGGAGTAGTAGAACGGAACGAACAACCTGCGCTGGAAGTAGGTTGCCCAAGGCGCGCCGGGTTGGTGCATAAACCCACCGCCCACGGAGAACCTTCCGCCAAACTCAAATATATCAGATGAAGAGGTATTGTAGTTCCCGATAGGGGCATACCACTCGATAAGCGTGGTGGTAGCATTTACCACTTGGTAGGAATTACCAAGCATGGCTTGAAAATCAGCAGTAGCTGTTGCGTAAATGATAATTATATCACCAGCAAAAATTGTCGTATTCCCAACAACTGTGGCAGAAACAAGTCCACTAACTACATCGACATCCTTGGCTTGGATGTTGAAAACCTGTGGCTGGGTGTAAGCACCACCGGGGGACAGGGTGAACCCATCAGTCATGGTGGCTACCGTGGTTACAAATGTGGTGCTAGTAGAAATCCCAGATGCCACAAAGGTAAATGAGTCTTGATCGACGATTGTCGCCACCGTGAATGTTCCATTAGGAGGAGTGCCACCAGTAAGCCCAGCGATAACCACGGATGACCCAGCCGTAAGTCCGTGTTCACGAACCTTCATTGTCACTACGGTATTTGGACTGGCGGTTGCGTTGGATGACGCAGAAAGAATAGCCCTGCCATTAGGATACCACTCAAGAGCTTGTTGCCCATCCCGCATGATCATTACCTTGTCGAAGCACTGCAACATATCGCAGCTACTACCAACGGTGGCTCCCACGGGATACGGGATAGTCGTTGCCGTGTAGGGTGTCGTGGAAAGGTCGATCTTCTTCGCCAGAGTCTCCAGCGCAACAATGATGTATTCCTTGTTAGATTCGTTAGGGTCAGAGAACATGCAGGACGCCAACACATTGCTGGCGGCGGCATCGTTGATGTCGATCTGTGTAATCCTTGGAGTTGCTCCTAGTGCCACGGCAGTCACCCCAGTAACAGGAAAGGTCAATGTGTCCACGGTAGCCGCAGTCACAGCCTTAACCCCATTGTTGTCCGTACCAGTAAAGGTGATACCGCTAACCGTAAGGTTGCCAGCCACCCCAATAGCCAACCCATGTCCAGCCACGGTGATAGTTACCACATTCGCGGTATACGACACAGCGGTAATAGCCAAGTAGAATGGGCTTGGAAGGATGTGGAACGGAAGGTTCAACGGAGTACCTCCAGTGGTCAGCACAGGGCTAACAGACACCACGCTCTTGCGCGGCCTCCAGAAGCCTTCCATGCGCCCATTAAGGCTTTCCCTTACCTCACCTGCCTCCAACTGGTTAAGCTGCAATCTCTGGTTCACACCAAAGAATCCACGATCACCATCGGCGGCAATCGCGTCATCTAACCCACCAGTGGAGCGGAACTGCGACATTATGCGCGGTAACCAATAACAACACCAGAAGTCACGGTAAAGCTGTTGATCGTACCACCAAGGCCAAACCCAGCAGGGATCGTAATGGTGATCAACTTGGAACCAGAATCCGTAAGGTTAGGCGCAGAGATTGCACTCAACACCGTGTCGTTCACAAACTGAACCCAACGGAACGGGCCTACAGCACTGCCACCAGCGTTGTACACTTGTCCACCGCCTTGACCTTGAAGATCGTATGAATCGCCTCTAGGCATAATATAAATAAAGTATCAACCCAACACCATGTCGGGCATGCTTCTCAAATGCGGAGGGAATCACCATGCGTCAAGGGGGAACTTGTGGGTGTCATTGACCCCCCCATTCACCCCACATTGCAAGTCAAGCATTGGTCAAGCGCAAGTAAAGTACCACCCACAGGTTCGCGTGCCGAGTACCAAACGCTCTTGCAGAGGCGCGGGGTGGTAGACGCAATGTGCGAGGGGAACGCCAACTTGGCAAGTTCCCATTCGGGAACATCGGGGGGGATTTGGGGGGGTGAGAGGGGGAATGTGCGCGAGCGGGAATAGTTATTTTACTTTTGACAATAAGACTCCTTTTGTTACAATCACCGCATGTCCAACAATTGTGGAACCTACATCGTCAAATGCGGCAACACCGCTTACATCGGATCAAGCTCAAATTTCCAGCAAAGGAAGTCCGCTCACAAGCGTGACCTTGAGCGGGGAATCCACCCGAACCAAAACCTTCAGCAGGCCTTCGACGGGTCACAGGATTTCTCGTTCATCCCTCACCAGTACATCACCCCAGTAGACTGCCCAAACGAGCTACGCGCCATCCTGCGCCACGCAGAGCAAGCCCTGCTGGACGAGGCTGCAAAATCCAACCTGTGGCTTATCGCCAATGTCTCACAAAACGCATTCGGCCCACACGCAAGACCAGACATGGTGGCAAGGTGGCAAGACCCAGAGTTCCGTGAGTCCATGTCCAAAATGATCAAATCCAGAGTCATTAGCGACGATACCAAGCGCAAGATGTCGCTGGCAAAGCAGGGCGCAAATAACGCCAAGGCTCGCAAGGTAATCGTCACCAACCCGGACGGGTCAGAAACCACCTTCAGCACAACCACCGAGGCAGCGCAGTTCTTCCGAATCTCGCAGCAACTCCTGCACCTCATGCTCAAGGGTAAGACCGCTTGGCCTGGCAAGGGGAAGTTCATCCGCAACAAGGAAAACGAGTGGATGAGGGAATACGAGGCTAGGCTGGTGTAGGTTCCACTTTGGGCAATTTTTGAAGGGGGGGTTAATCGCTCCCCCTTTTTTTGCGCCCGGAAAAAACTGACCCCCCCGCCCCATCCTATTGTTACAAGCGGTGACAAGGTTAGTAATATTGACTCCTGTTCCACGGGATTCCCCAGCATCTACCGGTGTTCCACGGGATTGGGTGTGCAGTCTGGTCGCGCTGCCGTGTTGAGCAGCAGGGTGGACACTAGATATGGTGGTGGTGATCAACCCTCGCGTGCGTGTTTGTGATTCTCTGCGAGAAAGTGGGAACGATTCCCCAGTACCTATTCCCATCCAATCCCCTTGATTTCCATCCCAACTCCTACTTCGCACCAGAATGCCCTACAATGGCTTTGACCCCCAATATGGGATCAACACCCACAAGAAAGCCCCAGACGCCGTGTGAGCGATCCTGGGGCAATCTAGGGGGTATCTAGCGCGGTTTGGTGGAAGATGTTGGCTGTATGGGGTTAGACGAACTCCTGATATTGGCCATTTAGACGCAGGGGAAGGACTACATCGCGTCTGCCGTTGCGTAGCTTCCCAACCTTCAGCCCATCCTCGGCAATGAACAGAAGAGCGTCAGCATCCTGCTCGATGGCACGTGACTCTCGCACCTGATTGTTGTCGTTGAGTTGGCTTGCGCTGATCACCGGGCATTGGAGGTGCTTGGCTAGCTGTTTGAGTCCGCCAGAGACTCTTGCGACTTCCTCTTCCCGTGATTCCCGGCTGGAGCGCG